CCAAGCAGTTTGGCCGTCGCCATGTTTATGACCTCGACTCTGGTACTACCAAAGAGGCTTTTTCTGCGCTCAAAAATACGCTTGAAGGTTTCGAGCAATTCATTCGCTCGCAAAGTAAAAAAGGCATCCGGTATGCCATTTTTCGCAATCGAGAAAACATTGGTGAGGATGATTTTTCGTGCAAGGGTACGAATGAAATTCGCATTATTCCAGCCATTGATGGAAGCAAGAGAGCTGGCGTTCTTCAAGTTGTTATTGGGGCCGTCCTAATTATCGCGAGCTATTACGCCGGCCCTCTTGGCCCAACGCTATTCGGTGCTGGCGTTTCAATGGTAGCTGGTGGCGTGGTGCAAATGCTTTCTCCGCAAGCCAAAAAGTTAGAGTCCGCCGAAGCCAATCCAAGTTACGCATTTGGTGGCCCTGCCAATGTGTCCGCCGCGGGCCACATCGTTGGTATTGGATACGGTGAGCGGCTGATTGGCGGGGCAATCATCAGTGCTGGCATTTATGCCGAAGACCACTCAACGGCTTACTACATCGCCGAAGAGGACGCGGGCGCGGAGGATGATAGCTAGTCTGGCAAATGCAATAAACCAAGCAAAAACTAACGATAAATACGTTGTAATTTTCAGTAGAGAAAACTATGAACCGTGCAGTTATTTCCGGAAGAAAGGGCGGAGACACGCCATCTGAAGATCCTAATACTCTAAAATCGATAGCAAACGCCCGTATGCTGCTGGCGCTTGGTGAGGGGGAATTTGAGGGCGGTATTGACGGAAAGAGAATATACCTAGATGGAACGCCGCTGGTTTCTGAAAGCGGCACGCTTAATTTCTCAAACGTGATTTGGGCGTTTCGCCCCGGAACGGTTGATCAAGACTACATTGCCGGCTTTCCTGCCATCGAAGCGGAAACCGCCGTCGGTGTTGAACTGAAAAGCGACACGCCTTGGGTGACCACGCTAACCAATAGCTTGCTGTCGGCTTGCATTCTTCGTTTTCGCTGGCCAGCACTGCAAAGACAAAAAGATAACGGCGATCTGGTGGGTTATAGCATTAGCTATCGTATCGACGTTTCTGTCGATGGTGGCCCGTTTGAGGTGATGTCTGAGCAAAACGTTACGGGTAAGACGACCTCGGATTACGAGCGAAGCGTGCGTGTTGATCTGCCTGCTGGTAATTCTTGGACCGTGCGCGTAGTGCGTTTAACCCCAAACCAGAACAGCAGCAAATACGCTGATGTGATGTACGTGTCAGCGGTAACGGAAGTGATCGACCTTAAGCTTCGTTATCCAAACACGGCGCTGCTCGGCATTTCGTTTGATGCTACCCAGTTCAGCAACATCCCCGAAATTGCCGTGTTGGCGAAACTGCGTAAAATTCGCGTGCCCGACAACTACGACCCAGAAACACGCACATATACAGGCATTTGGACGGGCGGTTTTAAGCTGGCGTACAGCAATAACCCTGCCTGGGTAACGTATGATCTGATCATCGAGAACCGATTTTCGATTGGCGATAAAGTTGGCGCTGAGTTCGTTAATAAATACGAGCTATACAAAATTGCGCAGTATTGCGATCAGCAAGTGCCGGATGGTAAAGGGGGCACTGAGCATCGCTTCGAATGTAATATCTACATCCAAACCGCGGCGGAGGCGTGGCAGGTTTTGCGCGATATTTCAGCCATCTATCGCGGCATGGTTTACTGGATGCAAAGCCAGATGGTTGTTCGCGCAGATATGCCGCGCGACCCAGACTACATCTTCACTAATGCTAATGTGGTTGATGGCACGTTTACTTACTCTGGTAGCGACGAGCGCACCAAGTACACAAGAGCGCTGGTTAGCTACGACAATCCAGACAATCAGTACGAGACAGATGTCACGACAGCCTTTGATGATGATCTGCAACGCCGCTATGGTGATAACGTTGTCGAGCTAGCCGCATACGGCTGTACGCGTGAATCCGAGGCGCAGCGCCGCGGCAAGTGGGCGATTTACACCAACAACACTGATCGCATGGTCACTTTCAAAACAGGCATGGAAGGTGAAATTCCACTGCTTGGCGATATTATCGCCGTTGCCGATCAGCTCGTTGCTGGCTCTGCGATTGGAGGTCGCGTTTCGCAGATCTCCGCTGATGGGCTGCAAATCACGCTAGATAGAGAGATGGAACTATCCGCAGGCGATGGTTTGCGCTTAAATCTTCCTTCTGGAAAGTCAGAGTTGAGAACAGTTACTGGTTGCAATGGTCGCGTGGTCTCCATTTCTCTGCCATACAGCGAAGCGCCGAGAGCGCACTGCCAGTGGACAATCGAAAGAGCGACAATCACTCATCAGCTTTTCCAAGTGCTTTCTGTCAAGAAAGCCGACACAGAAAGCATCGAGTATGAGATCAGCGGTATTGAATACGACCCGGGCAAATTTGATTACGTTGACACCGGAGCAAGGCTAGAAGAAAGGCCAGTTAGTAACATCCCAGTGGGCGGTCAAGTCGCTCCCGCAGCGGTATCCATCACTCAAGCGGTGCACGTAGAGCAAACCCTTGCCGTAACGACGATGACGATATCTTGGTCAGAGACGGAGGGCGCAGTCGGTTACGACGTTCAATGGCAAAAAGATGCTGGAGAATGGGTGACAGTGCCAAGAACTGGTCAGCTCAGCGTTGATGTAAAGGGCGTTTACTCTGGTCAATACATTGCGCGCGTTAGAGCGGTCAACGCTGCCGGTGTGTATTCAGTCGCAAGATCATCTACGTTAACTGATATCACCGGAAAAGAAGGTCAACCACCTGCGCTTGCCATCTTTAGAACCACACCAAAGCCGTTTGAAATTTTGCTTGACTGGTCCTTCCCTGGGGGCGCAGAAGATACGCTTTATACGGAGGTTCAATATTCTCAAGATGCACAAGGTACTGTGCCGCTGCTGCTTGGTCAGTACTCTTACCCAACGACAGATCATTCCATGCGCGGCCTTTCTGCTGGCGTTGAGTTCTGGTTTCGCGCAAGAATTATCGACCGAACAGGCAATATCGGGCCTTGGACGGCGTGGACTTACGGCCAATCATCAGTCAATGCAGATGAAATTCTAAGCTACCTAGAGGGCCAAATTGGCGCGGGTGAACTCGCACCAGGTTTAATAGAACAAATCGGTGAAGACATATCAGCTGGCATCATTATCGATGTAGACAACAAACTAGCTGTTATCAATCAAACCATTTCCGATTTGGAAACGGTTGTAAACCAGAAGATTGACACCACAAACCAAACTGTTGCTGATTTGGAAGCGGACGTTAATCAGAAGATTGACACCACAAACCAAACTGTTGCTGCTTTGGAGCTGGATGTTAATCAGAAGATTGACACCACAAACCAAACTATTGCTGATTTGGAGCTGGATGTTAATCAGAAGATCAGCGCCACAAACCAGACCGTCGCGGATTTGGAAGCGGACGTTAATCAGAAGATTGACACCACAAACCAAACTGTTGCGGATTTGGAACTGGATGTTAATCAGAAGATTAACGATACCAATCAAGCCGTAACCGATCTTGAGCAGGGGGTTAACCAGCGCATTGACTCCGTGGAAGTCGATTTCGATGGAAAACTTGATGGCATTAACCAAAGCCTGATCGGCCACCTTTCTGGTGACGACGAAAGCGCGAGTGAAGATGTGCTCTGGTATGCGGGCGATGACGGTGAGCAGGATTCGTTCGTCGGTAACGTTTCGACGACATCAGCGTACAACAGCGAGGACTACGCAAGAGCAAAACAAATCTCTGTGCTTGCTGGTCGAGTTGGTGACAATCAAGCATATATTGCGCATGTCGAGTCAGCATCGGTAAGTAGAGATGAGGCCATTGCGCAAACTATCTCTGAGCTATCGGTTTCTGCGGGTGAAGCCTCAGCCCTGATCGCCAGTGAGCAGTTTGCGAGAGCGGCCGCTGATGAATCGCTATCTCGTAGCATTACCGCTTTAAATGCAGAAGTGGGCAGCAACTCTGCAAAAATACTCAATGAGCAAACCGCACGCGTTAACGCCGACGGTGCGCTTTCTCAGGAAATCACGGCACTTAAAGCGGAGGTGGATGACAACGCAGCGGCGATAACCAGCGAAGCGTCAGCAAGGGCCAGCGAAGATAGTGCCTTAAGCACTAGAATCGACACCCTGACCGCCGAAGTTGACGATAACTCGGCAGCAATTCTTGCTGAGCAAACTGCGCGTGTTAATGCGGACGGTGCGCTATCGCAAGAGATCACCGCGCTAACTGCCGAAGTCGGCGACAATGCGGCGGCGATCTTGGCCGAGCAAACCGCGCGTGTTAACGCC